CACCACACAGCGGCTTATCAAGCAAGCGGCTCGCGGTGTTGCGAACAAGATGCTTGATGACATCTTTGCGACTATCGACACCACATACACGGCTGGCGTGAGCGCAGTGCTCGCAGCTGACTTTGATGCTGATGACGTTGCTGATGCCCGCGCTGATTGGGTTGCCAATGGCGGCACAATGGAAGAGGCCCCGACACTGGTCCTTAACCCCTCGTACTACGCTGCGCTGTTGAAAGACAACGCGATCCAGAACGAGTCCGCTTCTGGCATGGACGCAATACGCACAGGCAAGATTCCTATGTGTAACGGCTTCAAGGTTGTTGAAGCGCCAAGCCTTCCAGGTGCGGCTGTCAACAACACTGTTGGCTTCTACTGCTCACCGTCAGCGCGTGCGATTGCTATGCGCCCTGTAACGACTCAGAGCAACCGTAACTTCGATGCGTTCTTCACGATGACGCATGATGTCACGGGCGTAGTGCTGACGTTTGCTTCATGGTACGACACTCAGTACCGCAAGCAGTACAACACGTTTGAGGCACATTGGGGACAGGCTGATGCCGTAACGACATCGCTTCGACGCATCACCTCTGCGTAATTAACAAATCATGGCGGGTGGGGGAAGGCCCCTCACCCGCTTTATGAAGGAGAAGAAAATGCCTAACGTATTCAAGAGTAAGCCAGAAGTTAAGAAGCCACGGTTCCCCCGTAAGCCGGTGGAGCCACAACCTCGCGGGGCACGTCCCGCAGCGAAGATGTCTGTTGCCCTTGGCATGGGCGTAGACAACCAGAGTCACTTGCTAGGCAAGGGCCCTGAATTGAATTATATGCAACTGCGTAAGCTCCTTGTGGATCTGGCAGCGGCTAAAGGAAAGACCACGATTGACGGCAAGGACATCCAGTTAGCGTCTGCCGTCATCTTCCGTCCAGGTAGCAAGCTGCCGAAGCGTCGTAGCTTCAAGGCTACCAAGCTGGTGGTTGAGGCCGCATCAGGCAAGAAGGCTGCACCTAAGAAGAAAGTACCCGCAAAGAAGGATTAACCCTCCCTCTGCTTGGCCCAATGGGGGCGGTGTAGTGAACCTGCCCGCCCCCTTTTTTGTAGGATGAAATATGCCAACTAACAATACAGGAATTGACTTTGACGCTGACCTTGGCGCAATCACAGCTGACCTGCCCGACACCTTCACCCACACGGGCACATCAGGCAGCATTGTGTGTGTCATATCCACCGTCAACAAGGGCAACGAGATCGACGGCATAGAGGGGCCATCAGACGAAATCAGCTTTGAGATAGTTGTACGCACCAGCCTGCTGACCGCACGGCCCGTGGCTGGTGATCCTGTTGTGGTTCCCGCTGGTGGCACAAGCTACCGGATACTACGGGCTGAGACTGATGAGACTGATACAGCAATGAATCTAGTATGCGGAGCGTTTACAGCATAATGAAAGACTGGGGCAAAATAGCTATTGCAGTCAGGGTAGGCAGCGGTGCTGATGGCATCTTCTGCCAGAGCATCCTAGCTGTAGCCCAAGCTGGCCTGCGGGCTGGTGATGTGATCCTTGAGCCCACCAGCGGCCTGCCGCACCACTACGCTGCTGAGGCTCTTGCCAAGCAGTTCCTTGCGAGTGACTGTGACACGCTGATGTTCATTGATGACGATATGGTGTTCGCTGCTGACGATATCGAGCGTCTACGGGCCGACGAACGCGGATGGTCCTATGGCATATTACAGGGCCTTGTCGTGCGCTCACAGCCCCCTTACGACCCTCAGACGGGCACCCCTCGCCCTAAGCCCAATGATGTGTATGAGGTGCCCCACTGCGGGCTGGCATTCGTGATGATAAGGCGCGATGTTATTAGCGATGTAGTACGCAACAAGGCCAAGGGTGAGATGTGCTTTACATGGGGGATGGACGGAATGGCTGAGGATGTCAGCTTCTGCCACAAGGCTGTTGCTGCTGGGTGGAAGTGCGGCTGCCACAGTGGCGTGCTTCCTGGCCATAGGGTCACAGTGGTGGCTAGGTTCAACCCTGCCAAGCAGAAGGCTGAGTTCACAAGCATGGCATACAACGGGCTGGCCAAGGTGAAGGAGTACACATGCCTGCAATGAGTGGAACAGGAATGAAGGTTGAGCGCGTCAAGTTCGATGCCGAAATGAAGCGGTTTGCTAGGGAGTACAACCTTAACATAGGCGAGGAGATGACCAACCAGATGCGCCTATGGTGCGGTGACAACATTAAGAACTTCCCGCCATCCGTAAACATGCAGAAGCGGGCTGGTGAAAAGAAGGCTGGGGCCAAGCAACGGCTGGACATCAAGTCTGACCAAGCATTGGGCAAGCGGGCTATAGCCAACGACCTTACGCGCATCTTACACCCTATGACACCCGTGGAGATATCAACTACCCGCGAGATGGGCCCAGGCATGTTCGGTGGCAAGATGCGCTTTGAGACGCAGAAAGGCAAGGTATGGTTGGTGGATGCCGACCTTTACAAAGAGGGCGCAAGCCAAACGGCCATCAGGACATTTCATGAGCGGCACAGGGTCAAGAACGGACGCGTGACATCCGCTGGTACAAGGACGCGAAACATAGGCCGATGGAAGTCCACGCGCAGGCTGCATGTGTCAGAGAAGAGTCGCAAGACGTATGTCACCGCACGGCAAAAGAAAGTGGGCCAGCTCAAGAGCGGATGGGTTAAGGGCCTCTTCCGGTTCGGTGGCAAGATACCTGGCAAGTGGATCAGCCAAGGCTGGATGGCACACGGCAGCGCAGGCGGGCAGATTGACACAAGTGGCGACGGTGTTCTATGGGCCATCAACAGGGTGCGGTACGCGTCTGACCACAAGCGCACTAGCGACTTTAACGCATCACAGCGGCCAAGGTTGGCCATTAAAGCTATGAAGAAAAAACGAGATGCTATGGTGAGAGCAGAGAACAGACGGAGGAGCGCATAATGGGTGCCCCATACGGAAAGATATGCAGCAAGGTTGAGGACGCATTCGAGGGCGTTATCACAGCACTGGTGGGCCTTGAACTATCAGGTGTGCAGATACTCAAGGGCTTTCAGGGAACAGCCACCAAGACGGTTCCGCGCATCCATATAGTTGCGTCTAGTGCAACTGCGGAGATGTTTGGCGACCTGTTCACCGGCAACTGGACCGTTGAGGTTACGGTGGCTCTGATTAGCCAATACAAGGATACCACGCGCTCCACTCGCGAGAACATGAGTTCTTCACTGTTCGACATGCTGCTGCGCCAGGACATCGAGGATCTTCTAAACAATAGAGGGGGCGTGCAGGACTTCCACGCTTACGGTGGCGCACAGGGTGCAGGTATGGGTTACGCTCCCCAGCAGATTCTGCGCGAGCCACTAGACCACGGATTCATTGAAACACTAACGGGCACACTTTACTGCCGACCATCAACCGGAGAATGATAATGGACACCAAGACAAAAGCACCCCTACTTGCACTAGCCATAGCCTTGGCCCTTGTTGGCATAGTGGGTTACATCAATGCAGCCAATGAGGTCACGGTGACCACATACCTGAAGGTGAGCAAAGAGAACTTTGAGCTGACCCGCAACGTGGCCAACCAGCGATATGACAAAGCTGGCGAGGCTTCCAGCTCCTCAGTCCAAGGCATAGGCACCAACGCCCATGAGGCACTTGCTGTGGGTGCTGACCTGACCACCAACGGATGGGCCTTCATGCGCTGTATCCCTACGAATCAGGACCGCTGGGTTGACGTAGGCATACAGGACAGCAACAGTGCCTTCTTGGCCTTCCTGCGGCTCAAGGGTGGTGAGATGGGTGTGTTTAAGTTAAGTCCCACGGCTACGATATTTGCCAAGGCTGGGACCACAACTAACATTGCATCGGTTGACTTGGAATTTTGGATCAATCAGGACTAACTATGGATTTCGGACGTATAGCTTTTGGTGTAAGGGCAGGCAACCCTGACCCTGTATTCTTCCAATGCTGGAACCACTTTCTAGCAAGCGGGACAATGCGGCAGGGTGATGCTGTGCTGATACCATCTGTTGAGCTACCACACCAATGGGCCGCCAACACACTGGTCAATCAGTTCCTCAAGCACACTGAATGTGACACGCTCATGCTGTTCGATGATGATATGCAGTTCACCCCTGAGCAGGTCAGTGAACTTAGGGACCATCCAGAGAACTTCCCCTATGGCGTGGTGCAGGCTCTATGCTGCATGAGGAAGCCACCGCATGCGCCTATTATTATCGAGCGCACAGAAGATGGTCAGACTAATCATGTGATACCCACACCAGAGCACAAGACGCACCCCGTGGCCCTTGCTGGGTTGGCCTTCACGCTGATAAGGCGCAGCACCTTTGAGGCTGTGGAGCCGTGCCTTGACCGTCCTGGCATGTACTTCGCATGGGGTGGTGACGGCACGGGAGAGGATGCCACATTCTGCGAGCTAGTGTCAGCGGCTGGTATTGAAATCGGCATAGACACTGAGGTGTCCATTGCCCACCGCTGCATGGTTGGCATTGAGTTCGATAAGGCTATTGGTAAAACTAAGATGCACGCTTATGAGAACCCTGGCTTCAGGGAGCTTATAGCTGCTGTGAATGAGAACATAACAAAGGAGGCAAGCTAATGGCTGCTGTAGATCAAATAGGCCAATCATTATTGGTAGGAGCTGGGACCATCTCAGCGGGAAGTGGTTCGGGTGTTTACATTGTAGAGAGCCGTACTGATTCGGGCTACGATGTCCAGTTCGATGATATAGACGATCAGGATGGTGCGCTAGTTACGCGCATAATTCTCAAGCGTCATGAGAAGATCCATCTGGATCTCATCTGTGGGCTAGCCGCTGCGCCTGCGACTGACTTCCCAGAGGGCTCTATCTGCGCCCATACGGACTTCAGCACATGGTATGTAGAGGCCGCGCCTGTCACATTGACAGCAAGCGCACAGCGCGTGAGCGTTGACCTGACTAACCTTGGCATCAGCGCGTAAGGAGCAAGCTATGCGTATTGTAATAGAATGCGAAAACGGCTATCAGGTTGAGGTGATGGTGCGTAAGCACATGGAAGGCACCAAGACTACCAAGCCCGCTGACCTTCCCATTAAGGATGCTAAGTCCATAGAGAAGGCCATCAAGAAGGCCGTAGAGGACAACAGGGACGAGTAATGGATAACCCGTTTCTCCAAGCAGTGTTTGTGCAACCGCGTGAGGTGATGGGGCGGCAATTGCGTCCGTTTTCAGCCTATCACGCGGCTGCGCTTATGCTGCTTGATAGTCCTTTCATTGTGCCATCAGACAAAACCACAACGGCACAGGATCTAGTGCTGGCTGTGTACCTATGCTCCTATGGCTTTGAGGATGGGCCCGCGACGTTGTTCCCCGAGGTGGACCCGCAGGCCATTAGTGATTGGGTTGATAAGTGTGGCGATGTGGACTATAACCAAGAGATGGCCGTGTTCCATGCGTACCTGGCCGACTATCTTGAGGCACCAGAAATGTGGCAAGCCAGCGGTGATGTATCGGGAAAGCCATCAGGCATCCCGTGGCCCGTCTATTGTGTTACTGTTGTGCTACAGAATATGAAAGGCGTATCGGAGTCTGACGCGTGGAACATGCCACTGAGTAGGCTGGTAGCTTACAAGTGCGCCATAGCAGAGCAGAATGGGGCAGAGATCATAAGCCAGGACCAGCGCAACCGCATCAAGTGGTTAGAATTGCAAGACGAATTAGAGAAGGAAAAGGCCAATGGCTGATCTTAAAATCACATCACGCATGGATTCAAAGCCATTCAACCGTGGCGTTGATAAGATGCAGACCCGCACTAAGCGGTTCAGTGAACAAGTCACCAAGCTGGGCGGTGCCATAGCTGGGGCCTTTGCTGTGCGCCAGGTCATTAGGTTTGCTGCTGAGACAGTCAGGGCCGCTGGTGCCATTGAGGATATGCAGGTGCAGTTTAGGGCACTGGGCCTCACGACACAAGAGGCGGCTGACCGCATGGAGGCATTGGCTGACTTCTCCGCACAGACCCCTTTCCAGCTTGAGGACATTGCAGAAGCATCCCGCCTGCTTACGCTGTTTTCGAGCAACGTGCTAGGCACCGAGGAGTCACTGACGCTGATTGGTGATGCAGCGGCTGGCGTAGGTCAGAATCTCGCAGAGGTGTCCATGTGGGTTGGCAGACTTTACGCGGGGCTTCAGGCCGGTGCTCCCATAGGTGAGGCCACTATGCGCCTAATGGAGATGGGCATAGTCGCTCCTGACGTTAAGCAGAAACTAGCTGACATGACCAAGGCTGGTGCTGACTCCGCTGATATGTGGGACGTTGTGACCAAATCACTTGGCAAGTTTGGTGGCCAGATGGAGATACGATCCAAGACTATCAACGGCATGGTTTCCACAATGAAAGATAACTGGCGATTGGCCTTTGCTGAGATGGGTGACTTTCTCAAGCCCACTACAGCGGGCATCGTGCAGAACCTCACTAGCTTGGCCAAGTGGTTGGGCAACACACGCAATGAGCTTGAGAAGCTACAGGCGGCAGGTAACGGCAGCGTGATAAAGGGTAATCTTGCGCTCTCTGGATTGCTTGGCGCAGACGCACTGAACAAGGCTTTTGATAGGGTGTCTGCTGTTAATCAGTCACAAGAGAACAATAGGCGCATAGCCGAGGAGCAGGCCGCCAAGAAGAAGGCTGACGCAGAGGCCATTGCTGCTGAGAAAGCAAAGAATTCCACGCTTATTAAGGATAGGGAGGCGGCACATGAGCGGTCTATGAAGATCCTTGAGAAGGGCGAAAAGAACGCAATAGCGACAGGCAAGAAAATACTGGCAGAGAGGGCGCGTGCGGGCGAAACACAGGCAGCAGAGGCGGGTGTTTTCAGTGCGCCATCTGACCGCCTCGCCAAGATAGGTGGCTTCCTTGGTGGCTCCGCATCCCCCGTAGTTAATGCACCTATGGACAAGCTCACCAATATTCAGCTGCAAGTGCTGGCTGAAATGAAACGCAATCCACAGGAAACCGCCCGCGCTCTCAGGAGTATCGGCACATTGGGGTCAGTATAATGGCTATTGATAACATAGGCTCAGACGATGCCACCAAGACGGGCAGTGTTCAGACTTGGACAAGGCGCGATGGTGAGGTGCTTAGTGAGACATACGAAGGGCCCATTGACGCAATCAACACCCTGTACGGATCACTGAAGAACAGTATCTATGATTCGCTGAATATCAGGCGTGATGGCGGCATGGGTACGCTTGAGCTGACTTACTCTGAGGACAGCCAGACCCCCGCACTCAACGACATCTGGGAGCTACTAGGCCGCGAGGTGGTCAAGGACCTTCGCACGCATCAAGACTTTAATCAGTCTGCTGACCAGGAGGACATTGACAAGGCTAACACAGCCATCAACACGGGCACGGGCGGAATCATCAGCACCACAGGGTGGACCACGGCGGCTGTGACATATCTCGCCATCCGACTACGCGGGACCACCCAGTATGTTAGGAGCCAACCCATACTCAGGCGCAGCATACGCACATCTGACAGGGGCATTCTCGACATAGCATGGGAAGGCGTAGACAGGGCATGGAAGCTCAGTGGTGAGTCAGGCAGTCCTAGCCCGCCATCTGACTTGGTGGGCAACATCAACGGCATGCCGGAGGCAGATGCGGCCAAGAGGCAGTGGCTCAAGAAGGCTCCCCAGAAGCGGCAAGTTACTAGGCAGCTTTACGAGGTGTCATTCGAGTGGCACTTTGCACGCGATTGGAGCGTATCGTTGTATGGCGGCACGGCAGGATCGGAAAACTACTAATGAGTGAAGCACAGGTAACCACGCTGAATGTGCAGCAAGGTGTCAAGCAAGGTGACAAGCCTAGCGCAAGTACCGCCAACGAGCTGGCAGAAGCTACGCGGCAAGAGCTGTCATTGGCTCGCCAGAAGCAGCGGGCCAACATAGACGGCTCGCGGCCTTACCTTGTCAACAACACAGGTGGCGAGGATATACCAGCTTATAGCCCAGCGGAGATCGTCGGCATTCAGGCTGACAAGATCACGATGGAGGTGGACCGGCCCACTGCTGTTAGCCTGCCTCCATCACTTGTACTGTTCACTAAGGCCAACAGCATCGTGGCGGGTGAGGATGGCTTCATGTACTCCACCTTTGATGTGCCACTTGAGTCACAGACTGCCGCAGCGGGAGTGCTGGGCAGTGGTTATGGCACGCAGGCGGATAGCTTCGAGTTGATAGTTGATGGCACGGGCTTCATCTGCACGGGCACGGGCGTTAACGAGGCCATCATGCGGCCCGCTTCTAGCCCATTACCTATTGACGTTGATGGACCCGCTGATGGCGACATGCTCATATACGATAACGCTACCGGCACATGGATTGCTGCCTCTACCGACCAAAAGACTATGGTGACGGATATGCGGTATGACTCCACCTCCAAGCAGTTGCAGAAGAAAACACTAGCCGTCACTGTCATCAATCCTGGCACCGAATCGGCATGGACAATCATCACTGGTGGCCAAGCTGTAGAGGAAACATAAGATGGCCACAGGTGACCTGATCTATGTGCCTACGGCCAGCAACGGCATCGGCTATGTGAACGCTGGCACTGCCCTTGCTTACAAGCGCGAGCCTGACCCCACCTATGGCACGGTAGTAGGCTGGGACGGTGGTGACCTGTGGGACCGATCAGCCACGCTGTATGTGGACGGCACTGAGCCAGAGGGTTCCGCGCTAGTGTTCACCAGCACGACCGAGTGCGATGTCAACCAGCTCGACATTGCTACCAATGAGTGGTATCATTATGTGTTGCCGATTCCTGGCTCACCAGACTACGACTCGAACTCACGGATGCAGTGCGGGTGGAATGGTGCTAGTCAGGCAGAGGTGCGGATATACCTGAACGCTACATTGCAATCTAGGTACATAATGACAGGTGCTACCATCCCAACAAAGTGGGGCGGCGCACAGGTTGGCGAATACACTTATGAGTCAGGGCTTGATATAGGCACTGTGACAGTTTCTTAAACATAAAGGGGCGAATAATGAAGCGACTACTAACGATTGCGATGATAATGATGGTGGCCACTGGTGCTTTCGCCTTGGCTGTGTTTACTGAGGTCAAGTCTACTGACCTTGGCAACCAGATTCAGAAGGAAGCACTGACGCTACATCAGGCCAGCTCGCTGAACCTTGATTGGTACTACACCAATAATGCCGCTGCCTATGACCTCACGGGTGCGAATCAGGTGTACTTCAAATGGGTGACCACGGACTATAGTTACGTTGCGACAATTACAGGATCTGTAGTTAATGCAACCAATGGCCACATAAGAATACCCTTTTCGCCTGTAAATACTGCCACAAATGGCACCTTTTTGTGGGCAATAAGTATCGGCAGCAACGGCACCGACATCCTCAAGCACCCTTGGGGCGACCTGTGGCTGGTGCGTGACCCAACGAGCACCAACGTCATGCCGCTTGGGACCAATGTGGATCTGTCAAGCTACACGTTTGTCAATGAGCCGTGGATGGACAACACCACAACCACCAATCAGATAGCGTCCCTCTACAGCACGCAAGCTATCCACACGGTGCAGATCGCTGGGTTGTACACCACGCAGGCAGTCCAGCAGGCCAGCATAGTCAGCAACGTGGCTGGTGTGGCCCTTGGCGCATTGGGCATAGCCAGCAACGTGGCTGATGTTGTGTTGCTTGAGGCCGCTGATGTGCTGCTACAGGCGCGAGTGACTAGCAACGAGACTGATATAGCATTGGCTGAGTTGGGC